GAAATACAGCTTTAGCGAGTAATACCACTGGTATTGCTAACGTAGCTGTTGGACTACAAGCGTTAAATCAAAATAACGGTACTGGTAACGTAGCTGTAGGTCAAAATGCCTTATATCTAAACACAAGTGCTTCTAACAATACTGCTGTAGGTCTTAATGCTTTAGGTGCTAATACTACAGGAGTTGAGAACACTGCTGTAGGTTCTAACGCTTTAGCTACTAATACTGAAGGAAGAAATAATGTAGCTATGGGATATTGGTCTATGTATGCCAATACCACGGGTAGTTATAATACTGCGATAGGTGGTAATTATGCTTTAGCAGCCAATACTACTGGTACTTATAATATTTCTGTAGGTTATCACGCTTTAAAAGACAATACTACAGGAGCGCAGAACGTTGCCATTGGTACAGAGGCTTTAGAAGCAAACACAACTGCAAGTCAAAATACAGCTGTTGGGTATCAGGCATTAACTACAAATACAACAGGTACTAGAAGTACTGCTGTTGGTCAAGGTTCATTAGGTAGCAATACAACAGCCAGTAATAATACTGCATTGGGATATGCTGCATTAGAACTAAACACAACTGGAGGAGACAACACTGCTGTTGGAAAAAGTGCTTTAGCAGCAAACACAACTGGTACTGCTCTTAATGCAATGGGTGTCAATGCACTTGATGCTAATACTACTGGAAGTAATAATGTTGCGATTGGTAATAGTGCCTTATCTGCAAATACTACAGCTAACAACAACACTGCTGTTGGTAGAAGTGCGCTAGCAGCAAACACAACTGGAGAAGATAACACAGCAGTTGGTCGAAACTGTTTAGATTCTAATACAATTGGGGTACAAAACACAGGAATTGGTAGGTCTGCATTAGGTTCAAATACTACTGCTGATAATAATACGGCAGTAGGATATGCAGCATTAACCTCAGTTACCACTGCTGATGGAAACTCCGCTTTAGGAGTTAAAGCTCTTGAAAATAATACAACAGGTGCAAGTAATACAGCAGTAGGAGGTGATTCACTAAGAAATAATACTACAGCTTCTAATAACACTGCTGTTGGTAACAATTCTTTGAAAGGAAACACAACTGGAGCTACCAATACTGCGATTGGAGATAATGCTTTAGCAAAGAATACTACTGCATCAAACAACGCTGCTGGTGGTTATAGAGCTTTAGAAGAAAATACTACAGGTCATTCAAATACTGCTTTTGGAACTGAAGCGTTAAGAGAAAATACTACTGCAAATAATAATACGGCAGTAGGTTATAGTGCTTTATTTGCAAATACAACTGGGGCTTCAAACACAGCCGTTGGCGAAGAAGCACTAGCAGCAAACACAACTGGACATTCTAACGTAGCTGTAGGTGCTAATGCTTTAGATACGCTAACAACTGGTGTACAAAATACTTGTGTAGGTTATGCAGCTGGTGATGAGCTAACAACTGGTAACTACAACACTTGCGTAGGTAATAACTCTGGTAATGACATTACCAATGGTTTTCATAACATTGCTATTGGACACTCTACTGATACTAATAATGTTGATAGGTCTATTACGATTGGTACTGATATTACGAGTAAAGGAACAGATTATATATCTTTAGGAAGAACAGCCGTTGGAATTGTTTATAATCAATACAGTTCAAACGCAACTTGGACAAGAGATTCAGATGAAAGACTTAAAAAAGATATAAATACTAATACAGATTGTGGACTAGGGTTTATAAATGAGTTAAGAACGGTTACTTATAAATGGAAAGCACCTTCAGAAGTGCCTTCAAATTTCCCAAGTTATGACAAAGATAACTCAACACCAAGCAGTAATGAGAAAATGTATGGATTTATAGCTCAAGAAGTTAAAGCAGCTATGGATAAACATAATATTACTGACTTTAGCGGTTGGACTTGTCCTGATGATGGAATACAAGGTATTTCATATGAAATGTTTGTTATGCCATTAGTTAAGGCAGTACAAGAATTATCCGCAAAAGTCACAGCCCTCGAAGCAGGGTAAACTAAAAACAAACCATTACACAAAAAGGTAATTATGGAAGAAAGAACCGCAGATGAAATCGCAGCAATCTTTTCTGCTGCTGGTGATAGCGTAACTGTTATCGACACCGCTAAAACATCAGATGAAACTGACGATGAATACAAAGATAAGATAAAAAGAAATGTAGAGCATCTTGAAATTATCAAGGCTTACAAGAAACTTGATGAAACAACTTCTATCTGGACATCTGAATCTTTTACAGCTATTGATGCTGCAATCGTTAAAGGTAAAGCTGTTTATTCTTAAAACACTATGACTAAAATAGAAGAGCTACAACAAAGGCTACAACAACTTAGCCAGGAAAGAAGTCAACTATCTATTTCTTATAACCAGTTTACTGGTGCAATGATGGAGGTCGAACGTCAGATTGCTGAGGAGCAACAGAAGATCGAATCATCGCTGCCATCAGATACAGAGGCATCAACCCCACAAGAAGAAACAGCATCATCAACGTAAGTGGTGCTGTTAATTTAACTAAAACCTCTTTTATCACCTGAATTTGAACGTAACTTGAAAAATAAAATCATGGGTGATCTTCAAGATAAAATGGTAGATGAAATACCAAAGCAGTTACCAAAATTTAGCGGTCCTTCTATTCCTCTTTAATGGATATACCAAAAATTGTTATACCAGATATAAAGATACCAAAGATAGATATACCTCAACATAACGCTTATCAGGTACTTAGCGTCCCTCTACCATCGTTAAAGCTTCCTGGATGTGTAAAGTATCATAGAGATGCCTCTTCAAAAAATACAGCCCTTTATAATGATGATCCAACAGGTACAGTTATAAGTTGTCCATACGGTTCTATGCCTACATTTGAACCGATGTTATATGACAGAAGAAAAATAGAAATTGTAGAAACAAAACAGGAACAAAAAAAAGCAGTAGAACAAGAGCAACCTAAAGTAACACCTAAGAAGCCAAAACTACCAGAAGAAAAGAAAGAAGAGTTTTTTATAAAATGTCCTGGTGATAATGATCAAAGGGTAGGAGACTTTCGTAACGATAAAAAACTAGAACGTGTTGTGGGTCATAAACTGTCAGATGATGGTAAAGAGTGCACTCTATGAAGATACAAAGTTTATCGACCAATACTTACCTTCGCCTAAAGCTGCTGCTACTGCTGCTGGTATCGCTCTGGTCGCTGCTACTACTCCACTTCTTGTTAATGCGGTAAAACCTTTAGTAAAACAAATTATAAAAAAAATTACTTCTCGGAAGTCAAAGAGTGCTGATGAGGTAAAATCTGACCCTTCTTAGGTACAACTTCTATATCCTTGCAAAGATTATAATAAGGACTGTCTTTAGCAAACTGGATGCCAGCTAACTTCTTCTCACCACAATGTTTTAGTCTTGCAAAATGCCAATCAAGCTCTAGGTTTTTAAGCTTTTGTTTTTGTATATTAGTTTGTGTTGCAGCAGCCTCTTTACATTGCTTCTGCAATCCTCTATCAAGGGGAATAGAGAAGTTTAAAGTTATACCAGTACCCAGTGCATAGCTATCTTTATTAGTACCAGAGTAATTTTGTTGATAAAATAAAATCTTACCAGGATTATCAGGTGTGCCATCTCCTATAGGATTGCCATCATCATCAAAATCACCCACTATATCCGTCTGATCATAATATGGTGTTTCATAATAATCACGATATGGTTTTCTATAGTTTGAATTGAATGTAGTAAATGGAGTAATCGTCATCATTGCTCCCTGACATACAATTCCACCACCATATTGGTTCGTATGAAAGCTACCATTATTTACATTCCAGTTTTGATTAGTAACTGAACCACTGTTACTTTGACTTACAGCATTAGCTAAAACTCCTGTTGGCAACAGGGCTATTGAAATACAGAGGTAGTAGTAACTACGGATTCCGTGTCTATTTGACGATTTATAGTTGTGACGTTCTGAAGC